GGATCCAGAGGTTACTGTTATTATCCATTGTGTGACCGGACTGGAGTATGGCTCCTTCTGGAATCGCCTCTCTCAGGCAGGCGTCTACTATGACGATGCCAAAAAGAGACTAATCCAGTTTCAGATATGTAAAGAGGTTTAACAGCCGGTATAGCTAGAGAGGAGATGTGCAGTCAATTCCGCCTTGACATCCTCCAAGATCTTCTCCTCATTAGCTAACCAGCTATCCAAGGTCTGTCTGTCACATCCTATTGTGGCGCAGACCTTTTCTTTTGCCTGTCCCTTACTCCTGATAAGGTATATGGCCGTACTCTTAAGAGTATTACTAGTCATCGTCTTCCTTATAGTCACTCATTTTATCCTCCATTTATACCAGTTGGTTACAAAGGGCCAGAGCCCACTGTTAAAGCTCGCAACCACCCGCCGCACTACACGCCAGCTCTTGACTACCAGTAGTTGTATCTTCAGTTTCCAGATGGTGCAGTGTGCTCCAATCAATACCCTTCGGGAACGTGTCAGTAGTGGCATTGTATTCCTCCTCCGTAATCTCCTGATATGGTGCTTGTGTGTATGAATGCTCAGAGTAAGGCAAGAAGCTGACACCCGATAGGATATCGAAGTTCTCGTATACCCAAGCCCCCACTTCCATCCACTCGTTCTCTCTGACGAATACTGTCACACTTGGCTTATGCTCACACCAGTGCTCAGCGTAGATCTTCCATATCTTCAGTTGCTCGAGTGCTGTCTTGTCGTTACGCATGACTGCTCCCTTTGGAGCCTTGTGAGGGAATGAGAAGACCATTGTGTTCTCCCTGAGAGCACCTTCGTTATCCCTGTCCATCTCGTCCCATTCCCACGGGACACCCTGCTGAGCTAGAAGTTGACTAACTGGATCCTTCCTGTCACCTCGTACAGTACGGATGTAGTAATCACTGTACCGTGCGTGGATGCCACTAGCTGAGTCTACAAGTTGTGAGACAGTTCCACTAGGCTTAACACAAGTCACTGACGCGCTCTGCGGTATGCCTAGCTTAGCTGCCCACTTCTTGTTAGTAGTTACCGCAACATCCCTTAGCTGCTCAAGCAAGTCACCTAGCGGAAAGCGCGTAGTGCCCTCAGGCCCACGTACCGTCGCCATGCCGAACTTACTACCCTGCAAGAACAGTTGGGCTTCCGCCCAATCAGCTCCGCCACTGAGGATGGGGTGATCCATAATACCAGTTAAACTTACTCCTAAGAGCCGTTCTTCCTCAGTGTTTGTCTGCCATTTACGGGAAAGATATCTGAAGTTGGTAAGCGTGGACTGGAACGTTCCCAAGATTGTAGCATCTCTGACCTTATCTTTGAGAGTCTGTAACGTATCGTCGGCTCGAACCACGACTTCCGTAAGGTTGCAGAACTGCTTTGATCTAAGAATGATCTCGCTACATGGGTTAGTTCCGAACTCATGACACGGATCTCTTCTTCCATTTCTTGCTGCAACCGCTGTCGAAGCGGGTCTACTGAATAACCCTCGTTCTCCTGATTTGCTGACATATAGTGCCTCCCATTCTTTGATGAAGATGCCCATATCGGGCTTCTCTGTGTATGCAACACTGTTGTTAGCCAACGCACGTTGCGGGTTATCAATGTACCACTGTCCTGACTTCGCTACCCTCATCCTCTCATCAGTAAGATTACTAAGTGAGATAAGAGCACTCCTACGAACACCCCCAACAACAACGATATCAGCCACCTTACACACAAGATCATGTGCCTCAACCGACGTAAGCTTTCTCCCTTGAGCATTCTTGAATACCTCTATTGTAAACTTAAATAGATCCACCAAGGGTTCTGGGCCGCTAGCACGACCTCCAAACGTTTTAAGCTTAGCCCCCTTGGGTCGAACCTTAGACACATCCCACTTCGGTACTTTACCTCCATACAGGAGGGAGACAAGCTCCCGATATGATGATGCCCATCCGAGTTTGCTGTCCGGTACAACAATGGTAGTTTCTGAGCCATGGAACTCCTCTGCTATAGTAGGAAGGTTAGCGATATACTGACGCTCGACGCTAAAGCCAACGCCAGTTCCGCATAGTAAGACGTACATGATTTCATCAAATGCTCTGATGTCATCAACAGCACGATAAGCGCAGTTATATCCAGCGACATTATCTCTCTCCAACGCAGCACCAGCAGTCATCAAGCACCGCATGGAGGGCATGATACTAAGATTAAGGATCCCCTTACGCAGGCGAGTCTCAAGTACGTGTGCTGCCTGTTCATCGGGACAACGCTCACTGAAGAACCCAACGTAACGATCTACGGTTTCTTCCCATGTTTCGCGGCGTCCATTCTTAATAGGAGCAGCTTCGTCTGTAAAGAGTGCCTCCCCCTCGTAAGTAAGGTCTTCCCGCCAGCGAGCATAGCGAGACGTATGGATGTACTTCTGATAGTCGGTTGGTAACTCACTCATGCTCCCATCCTCATGTACTGTTTCTTCATGGCTTTGTATACTGCTTTATAGCTATTTGGATGGAGTGATACGACTCCTGAGGTTGGGTGCTGCACATACGCCACTCTGGGCCACATCTGAAGTAACGCCACCCTTCTTGCTAGCTTTCTTACTAGCTTTGCCTTTTTCTCGTTCATTCGTATCTCCTTGCTGAGAAGCAGCGTCTAGTACTCGCTGCAACTCAGAGTATGTGTACCAACCTTCCATAAGGAACACCCTATCCTTCTCAAGGGTGACTACTTGTTTCATCAGTGTACTTGTTGAGGAGGCTCGTCTTCCCCGTCCTCGTCACATACCTTAGCGCGTTCCACACTCTCCAGCTCTGGTAGATCAGCAGTGAAGGTCATGATGTCAAACCAACCAAGGATATCATTGAGTAGCTGTTCATCTGAGATGTCATCCTTATTTTCCTTAACGTATAGGAAGGCTTTCATTGCCAGAAGGATAAGCTCATAGTGATCCAGATCCCCTAAGTCTTCGCTGTATGTTGCTTCGTATTCCTGTTCATCCATTCTTAACACCCTCCATTAGTTCAGTCATTAGTTTCACAAAGTCCTCAACCTCATCCATACTAGAAAAGATCAATTCACCAAACACCTCTACGTACTCTCCGGGTGATACTCTGAACTTCATATCTTCCCCCCAGTCGGCTGAGACATTCATCTCACCAATCCACTTCCTGTTTATGTACGTCTTGATAGCCATAATTGCTCCTAAGAGTTAGATTCCTTGATCGAAGAAGTTGTCTTCCAACTGCCTCGTCCGTAACCGTGTATCTACTACCTTTACACCTGTATCTACTGGACGCATTGTTGGCTGATGTATTGCATCTACCTGTAGTGAAGCACCCAGCACAGTCTCCAACTCTACAATATTCCTGCGAAGGCACTCGACCTCTGCTAATGTCAACTTTGCCGCACGTAATCGACCGATACATCTGCCTATCTGATAGGCAACCCAGTCCGCTAAGGAGACAGGGGCAGACATACTAGCTGGGATACGCTTCTTCACGTTTTTGCTCCTAAGAGCAGTTCGATCTTCATGCTGACCAGTAGTGCTACCGTAATCATCAGCCATACCTTCGCTTCAGGTAGTCAAGTGACACAAACATAGGGTCGTAGTTACCATCCTGTACCTCATGCTTCACTACAATGCCTCTCCAGTAGGCTGTGCCCTGTGGGGATAAGTACTCCTCGTCATGAGTATAGCAAGATCCCACGATCAGGCCGTAGATCCTGCGAGTACCTGTCTGGTGTACGTCAAAGGATAAGCCCTGCAAGTGTCCGCTGGTACAGCTCTGCATCTCCCTACGTACCTGAGTAGCTGCGCTAGGCGCACCTCTCCGGTTCTGCATTACACGCCCGTTGGCAGAGCGGGGAAAGAAGTGACTATACAGCACACCGTCTACCTCAACCACCTCAAGGAACTTGTACACTTCCCAGCCAGCTTCCTTGTAACCAAGGTCGTCAGTACTGATAGTCCCATCAAGGATGGCGTCTGCCTCTGCTGCACGATCAATACGATACTCGTGGTTACCGAGTGTCATAATCATGCGTGGCTTGTACTGCTTCTCTTTATTCTTCCGCTGCCGCTTGTTGTGTTCCTCCAGTGGAGCAAGGAGCATATCCATAGCCTTCCGTGCCGCGGCTATGTCCTTGCAGTACCGCCTGCCCTCAAAGCCCTTCTTGCCTCTATCATAGCTAGACAAGGAGGGCATATCGGCAAAGTCACCGAGACAGATGATAGTATCAGGCTTGTAATCCACGATGTACTTACCCAAGTGGGTCAAGTGCTTCAGGTTCACGCCTTCCTTAGCCTGCACATCTGGTATAACCAAGTGCGAATTAAGTTTCTTCATGCTCAGCCTCCAAAGAGTTTATCGGATACTACTCAGACCACCAGCGACCTGAGTCTTCTGAGGCCGTAGTGCTAGGGGCGGGGCACCTGTCACCAAGTACCTTGACCATCGCTGGTTGACTGCATAGCCGAAGTGTCGCCTCTTCCTTTAAGCCCATAGACCAAAGGTGACGACTGTCCATCCGGGCGTTACACCCCTCGTCTACGTATGTCTTGCCAATGGCGAATCCCATAACAGAGCTACTACCACCTGCCGAAGCAGAGCCTAAGCAGTCGCCTGTAGCTGCCAGTGGTGGAGCAATAGCCGCTGCTACGTACCCGTCGTATGTACTACTGTAGTCTCCACTCTCGAAGTTTATGTTTGTGCTCTGGTTGTTAGCCTGAGTACCAGTAACAGTTCCGGTTGCCGTGCTAGATCCCCCGACGCCTGTGGCGGTTCCACCTATGCCTGTGGCGGCTCCTCCTTGACCTCCCCTGCCTCCGTTGGTAGTACCCTCTTCATGTTTGTTGCCGCAGTTGTTGATGCAGCCTGCACCATTTTCACCACCATCGTTTCGAGCATACGATGTAACAGACACACCAAACAGTAGTATAAATAACAGTAGTTTCTTCATATCTCATTCTCCAGAAAGTCTCTCAATTTAGCCACACTAGTGTAGCGTATGTCATGCTTCTCACACCACAGCCCGTGAGTGAGCTTAGCTCCCTTCCTCACAGGCTTGTTAGGGTTAGAGAATACAAACACTAACTCTTTATCTTCAGCTTCCAAGGCGTCACGTACCGCTAGGTACTTAGCCTGATCCCCCGGTCTGAAGAAGCCCTTAACTTCAAGGACTATATCCAGCCGGGTGAAGTCCGGGGTATAGTGCCTATTGATAATGTAAGGTACCTTATTAGGCTCATACTCCCATTCTTCTCCTAAGAGCAAAGATACCTTAGCTTCCAGTTTCGACCGATACCGATTCTTCGTCGTCAAGGCTAGCCTCCTGATCTTCCAGTTCTGCTTGACGTTGGAGACGCCGGGACTCTAGACGCTCCGAACCTTCGGACACGGCGTCCATGGCTGCGTTAGCTGCAAACTTGATTGACTCCATAGTAGCTAGGAACTCTTCAGTATTAGTAGCTAGGAACTCTTCAGGTAACCCTAAGAACAGTCCTGCATGGAAGTTAATAGAGTCTACGCCGTCACTCAATGTGAACGTAACATAATCGTCATCCTCACTTCGGACTGAAATGAATGCGTCAGTCTCGTCACTCAGGAACTTGCGGTATACGTTATGAACTCCCATCTTAAACCTCCAACATGGTTGATAGTCTTTTAGAGATAGTCTCTGCTCGATTAGCCTCAAGCTGGGAATCTACAGCTATACCTGCGTGGTAAGATGCCTTTCGATCCATTGCGCTGGCATGAGTATCCAATCGTGTAATACACTTCTTGAATGTTCCAATGATTCTGTCTACTGTCATAATGGTCTCCTAGGCGCAGTATATGTGTCGCCGTGTGATTGTTGAATGTAAAGTAACCGTGCATTCTCCAGTAATCCTTCTGCTGGATCCATCTTCATCTCCGTTCTAGTATACGCTTTCGTGT